TAGTCCTTCGTGGAAAAACATTTCTGTTATCTTGCTTTCGTGAATGAATTTTAGCTGTTTAGTTCCCATTACAATTTAAGTATTTCGTCTATCATAACAATAAAACGTCTTGATACATTTGGGTTTTGTTTAAGATATTCAATTTTATCTTCATGCCTATGAGCTTGACCGTAGTACTCATACATTCTGTCTATATTGTAATGTGATACCATTAAGTTTCTAATTCCTCCCGCCTTTTCTGCAAGGTATGGACTTGTATTTTTAACCGCTTCCGTGAATTGATGCACGTTAAGCATTGTGTGTTTTATGCTCATAATTCCTCTATTTTTGAATATTTGTAGATAAGTGCTGTATTATTTTTAACCCCGAATAAGTCTCTTAGTGATCTTAGTTTTTCCATTAATGTAGTTCGGGGTATTCCTAGTAATGGATAGATGTCTTTTAATTGATAGTCAAGTGCCATTGCATTAAGTATCAATAAATCAAGTTGGTCTAAATTAATCATATGTTAAGTAAATGACTATTTTCGTGAATATTTCCGATGATTTCAATTTGACTTATGCATCCGCTGCCTAAAAATTCGGCTGTATCTCCTTTAAGAATATATCTAAAGTTATTAAACTCAACAATGCCTGTTTTTGATACGTAGTTGCTTAAATCTTCTTCATCGCTAAACGGAGTCAAATCTAGTAGGTATTTACAAATATCATCTTCATAAATATCAACCCCGTTTTTATCTTTTAATCCTGTGAATTGATCCAAAGAATAACGACCTTTAAAGCATGATTCATGTTCGCTCGGAAATTCTAAAGTACGTCTTAATAATTCTCCGCTTAACGAAATACTTAAGTCTAGTAACTTACCATTCCACGCTTCGTAAACTGGAGCAAAGTATTTGTTTTCTTCGTTATCCCAAACCCTAAACTTTATTTCTCTATTTCCCATCCCTAATTCAAATTTTCAGTTATACTATTTCTTATGTACTCTATCTGATAATCCGACAAAAACTCTAATATTTCTATGTCTAAATCTTGAACTCTAACATTCAAAATTTCAAGTTCCGGATATTCCTCTGAATCAATCATTGTTGCAGGAATATATTTTCCGTGTACTATGTAAGCTACTTCTAAAGGAGTTTCATAAACATACACTACTGTTACTTTTTCGTTTCTTGCCATCTTTATTAAACATTAAAAATTAAACCTATTATCGTTCTTGCTACTACAAAAGCTCCAAAAAATTGGGCTATTCGTATTTGGGTGCGCTTCATTGTTCTGATTTTAATGATTTTTTTTTGATGTGCCATACGCCTATATGACTCTTGGAAGTTCTCTCTTTTATTGTGGCTACCGTATAATAATAATAAAACCCACACACTTTATTTGAGTTATGATAATTTCCGATAATAATATAATCGGCATCATTCCATATGTGAACGTTTTCTACTGTATACCCTGTTTTCATTTCCCTTGTTTTTTTAAAAGTTTTTCGTATTCTTTGTTGACTGCCTGAACGGATATTTCTTCACATTCTTTTTTACCAACCAAATCGACTACCTTTTTTTTAATAAACGATTCGGTTCTAATCTTCTTTTCTCCTGGATCTAATTTTTTACGTCCTGCCATAATATTAATAGTTTAAATTATCAGCAATATTTAAAAGTGTATCGGCTTGATTGTGTAAGTCCTCCACTTTTTTAACGAAATCACTTGTTTCTGATTCTATGAATTCTTTTAATTTTTGTTCGTAAAGCATTGTGAACGGATTTAAAGGATTGCTTCTGTCAAGATAAAAAATATCAGACAAATTTCTTTTAAAATCTCCGTTCTCTACTGTAACTCCTTTTACAGTTTGTAATCCAGACGCTTTTATTTGACTAATTAATGAGTCAACAAATGTAAAAGCTTTAGATTTCGCTCTCTTGTTAATTAAATCCTGCAAACTGTTTGATGTAATTTCCATAACTATATTTTTAAATTGTTTTCAGCAAATATACAAACATTATTTAATTACGCAACAATTTAAATGCAATTCATATTCATTCTAAATTGCACTTATTTCATTATTTATCCAATTAGTATTTGTAGATTTGCATCAAACATTAAAATTTATCAAAATGAAAATACCATTTGAAACATTAATAACATTTAAAGGCTTTGACCTTTATTGTACAGGCACATACACCGAACTATACGAAACATTAGAAGAAGGAATTGTAATAGATCAGGTTTATTTATCTGAAACTGATATCGAAATAGTCGACAGTCTTTCATCGGAGCGATACGATGAATTAAAAAAAGAAATCGCGGTAGAAATATGTAATCAATATAATAAACAGTAAATATGGAAATATTAGGAAAAATCAAAGTCATCAATGCAGAACAACAAGTAGCTGCAGCATTTAAAAAAAGGGAATTAGTTGTAACCACCAATGAGCAATATCCACAAGATATTTTAATTGAATTTCAACAAGACAAAACAGATTTGTTTAATAATTATCAAGTCGGTCAAGATGTAAAAGTTTCAATAAATTTGCGTGGTCGAGAATGGGTTGCTCCTAATGGCGATACTCGATACTTTAATACGATTACAGGCTGGCGAATAGAAAAACAATAATTAATCTTTAAAATTTATCAAAAATGGATTTATCAAAAACAATCATTCCAAAATCTGACCAATTAAATGCAGACGATTTAATATCAGGGTCAAAAACTATCAAAATTCGTGATATAAAAGGAGGTTCGGACGATGCGCAACCAGTATCTATTTATTTCTATGGAGACAATAACAAGCCGTTTAAGCCTTGCAAATCTATGCGTAGGGTTTTGGTTCAATTATGGGGTGCTGACGGACTGCAATACTTCGGTCGTAGAATAACATTGTTCCGTGACGATACTGTAAAATGGGCGGGTGTAGATGTCGGAGGCATTAGGATTAGCCACGCTTCACATATCCCAACTGCTGCACGTGTTCTTGTGACCGCTTCAAAAAACAAACGTACTCCAATGACTATTGACGTTTTATCTCCAGTAGAATTAAAAGACTTAGCAGGGGCAAAAAAGGCACTTCAAGAAAAGAAAATTACTCTTGATGCTGTTTTAGAAAAATACGACTTAACCGAAGAACAACTAAAAACTTTGCAAGATGAAACAGTTTAAGTGTAGGGCTTCAAAAGGAGGCATATTATTGACCAATGATAGAAGCGGTAAAGCAATGGGAGAAACCGCAAAATCATACTGTAAAGAGTGGTTTGTTTCGGAGCTAACAGGCAAAACAAAGGATATTAAATCTAAATATCTTTCACGTGGTAAGGATATGGAAGAAAGCGCAATTGAAAGAGCTTCTAAATATTACGATTGTGAATTTACCAAGAATGAAGTTTACTTAGAAAACAAGTATTTTACAGGCACGTATGATGCTAAAAACTTTGAAAGAGTAATTGATACCAAAGTACCGTTTGACGCTTTTACGTTCCCTTTTTTCGTAACAGAACCCGACAAAGACTATTATGCACAACTTCAAATTTATATGAACTTAACGGGATTGAAAAAAGCAAGCCTTTGCTTTTGTTTAGAAAATGGAAGTGAGGAACAAATAGAGCGTTTGTCGTGGCAAATAGCAAAAGAATTAGGAAAAGACGAGCCTGACATTGAAGAATGGGAACTAGTAGAAAAAGAATTAAGCTACGACCACTTACCAGGCAATCTAAGGATAAAAGTTTTTGAGTTTGAGTATGATGAATGTTTTATTGAGAAAATGAAGCAAAGAGTTTTAGATGCTAGAGAGTATATCGAAAATGAATTACTATCACAAATACCAGTTGAAATAAATAATATAGAAGTAAACGAATAATATTATGGACATAAACAAAATGATTGCCTACGTACAGATTTACATCCACATCAGAAAAGGCGTTGAAGTAGATATTAAAATTCAAAACGGAAGAGATTTATTGTTATTAACACAGGCTTATAATTCTGCAATTGACTGGATGAATCAAAATAACTTTAGGTTAGTTGTGAAGTAATTTGTACCTTTAACCCGATAAATTTTAAAAGCTCTTTGGTTATTTTTACCGCCTTTCGAAAGATTGGCGGTTTTTTATTTAGCGGAAAATGTAGGACTTGAACCCACACACCCTTTAAAGGATTGACGCATTTCAAGTGCGCTGCCGTTAGACCGACTCGGCTTAATTTTCCTGTTGTGGAAATGGTAAGGTTCGAACTTACTACGCGTACCGCTTCAAGATACCGCTCTACCAAATGAGCTACATTTCCAATTTGCAATCAGCGTAAGAATCGAACTTACCCATTCGGTTTTGGAGACCAAATCGCCTTCCTTGGAACATTGCCGACTATTTTTTTTTGTGGGAGTAGCAGGCATCGAACCTACTAGATGAGCTTTTACAGAGCTGACTTCTCCTAAGAATTACTCCCAAAATAAAAAAATCCCTAAACTTTCGAATAGGGATTTTACGTTTTTATATTTTGAATTATATCATACGTCAATTCCCTCGCCATAAAGCGAAAAATAAAACGACCAATATAATTTTTGTGTCTTCATACTGCAAATATAGTATTTTATTTAACAGAACCAAAAACATCATCAACATTTTTTTTATCTTGATCGTTTTTTATGAACGGTGCTTTTTT